CAAGGCTACGATAGATAAATATACCGCTCTCAAGGATATGCCTTGTGGCTGTGTTTGAGTTGAGTGCTGCAAGCTTCTGTAGTCCTACCAATGAGTTCGGGTCAGGCATTGAGCCATCTCTTGCCTCATTAAGACCTGTTACAGTCCTAATCATGTCCATATAGTGCTGGTAGTTGGCCAATAGCATTTGTGTCTTTGCCGCTCCTGAGTTTGACGTGAGCTGCGTAATTGGCACCCTTGCATTGTTGAACTCACCATCCTGGGTGAAGCTACGCCCGATGACACTACCTGTTTGGAAGTAGAGCCTCAGTGCATCCTCAGGGTTATAGGCAGCGCCTGTACCAAGGTCAACCTCATTAAGACCGTCAGCGTCAATGAACACACCATCAGGTACAACTCGGTTGATGACCTGCTGTAGCTTTAAGTGAGTAATTTGGATGAGGTCAGCAAATGGTATCATCCTGCGGACTAAGCTCTCTATAACGCCTTTGTACATCCTTGGGGCGCAAGCTACGAACATTGGCATAGCGTGTTGAGCAGATGACTTAGGGCGAACCATATTCTGAGCCATCTCCCACTTGAGTAGGTAGTTGGTCCCCATTACCATAATGCCTTCGTACCATACGTCAATGGTCTTCTCTACTTTCTCAAAGTTGCCCTCCTCCATCATCTCTGCCGGAGGGTTGAAGCTATCGTCTTTGGGAATCATTTTTGTTCCACCAGTCTCTAGTGACTTTCTTTTATAGACAATTTTCTTGGTTGTCTTATAATTAAAATACAACAGAGTGCAAGTATCACGAGAAAATAAACTGTTCTCATAAAATCTAGCTACATTATAATAGTCATACCAGGTCTGACTATACGTTGAGATTTGGTATAGGTCGTCCTTGGTAAGCTTTGGATTTATTTTGTAAAGTTCTGTAAGTGGCACTGTTTTAATCTCGCCCCAATAGAACACATCTTTAAAGAATGGGTCCTCAGTGTAGCTGAACACCAAATTAGCAGGGTCAACATAAGATACCTTTACGCCTTCACCGAGTAGGAACTCGTGCTTTGCTACGGCTATACCAAGTACAGTCATGTCATAGTCAAGTCTCTTTCTGATGTCATAGTAGTGGTTCTCATCAAAGATAGTGTTGATAGCAACCTCTTCAGCAATCTCAATTGCAGGTTTGTAATTGATTTGCATATACAATGATAGTTCTTCATCATTCTCAGGTATCTGCTCAGGGTCCATCATAAATGGATTAGCGCCTGTGAACTCTTGAATTTTCTCGAAGATGGGTTTTCCGGCCATCTGCGTCTCTATCATCTCTTGGTACTTGCTGCGCTTAGCAAGCGACATAGCGTCTTGAGCGTATGCTTTAACTTTGAAGAGTCGGTCTGCCATACCGTTCACGACTATGTCAACGAACTTTGGGATGACAGGCACCGGTGTCCAGTCGATATTCAGATAGGAGAGGTCTCCGTCGATAGCAAGCTCATTTTTGTACTTTGCTACTGACTGTTCGCCCCTTGCATAGAGCCTCAGCCTATGGTAGTCCCTCCAACGATTATAGTACCTGCAAGAGGTACCATCTTTTCTAAACCATTCGTATTGTATGGCTTGACCAACCTGAAGACCATAGCCCTCAGAGGCTTTCTCAGCATCTGTTGCCCATTGGTTAGGAAAGTCTGAGTACTGGATGTCTATTATTATATCTTTCATTTAAGCAATTGACTTGTTGTTCCGTCGTTTGAATATCTAGCAAAGTTAATAATAATTTTTGTTTTTTCTTTCTCAGGAATATAAAGGTGTTTTTGATTCGCCATTATTGCAAGACCTGAGCTTATTGTTGCGTCAAATCTTGTCCTGTCATTTATGTCAAACTTTGCCCAATCCTCTAGTGTTCTTATAAAAGGCATAGTGCCAATTACATCAGGGTCTCTGTATGCTCCTGTATAATCAAATCCGATATACTTCTCTATATATGACTCAATCGCTGCTGCGTGAGACTGCTTGACATCCTCTGATGAGTTGGGGATACCCCCAAGTTCACGCTCGGTTTTTGTAAGCTTAGTAAAGTTTTTATCCGGTCTGTTCATACAGAATCCTCTATATCCTCTGTTTTTAAAATGGTATAATAACCTTGGTTTGTTGTTCTCTATCAGTACTGGCATTCCGTAATAAATACAGGCCATTAGTACCTCTTCAAAAAATATCTCTGCTGTTTGTGGTCTTGCTACATATTCCAGGAAAAATTCATTTGTTGGCGCATCGTCCATGTGAAACTTTGTCATTCCGTGCAGTGATCCGCAGGACCCTCTTCCTCCTACTACTGCTGATATGTCGTATGGGTCACACCCGAATGACCCTAAGTGTTCATTGCCTGGGTACTTGATGCCATTCTTGACATACACATTGTTCGCGTAATGCGCAGGTGGGAACCAGCTCAATAAAAATCTTCCACTTTTATTTGGGTTCCATACAACCTTACTGTCTTTTATTCCGTCTTTCCAAGAGAATGACCCACGCGTAACGTGCTGCTCTGTGATTAACGAATCGTTAAAGTCAATCTGTTGGTATATCTTTGTCAGGTTAAATAGCGCCTGCTTGCTCTCATCTCTAAATGCGTGTGACTCTGTTCGAGGAAATTGTCGGTAGAACTCGTTAAGTGCATCAGCATCATTTTTCAGCGAGTCAACCTCATTCTCCCAATAGTCAATAGCACCGTTTGATATCTTACCTCCATCAACCCCTGTAATTGCTTTCTCGGGCTTTTTAAACACTGGCATCCCATATCTATCGATGAAGCCTTCCATATTCCACTCCATCGGGATAAACAAGGCGTATAGCCCACTCTTTGTCTGTCCGTTGGCATTCCTTACTGTTACGTCAGAGTCATAGTATAGTGACTTGAAATTCTCACCACCTTTATTGAGTGCATTTGAGGTGGACCCCATCATACACTTGCCTATGATTTTACTACCTAGGCGTAAACAAGTTTTTGTTACACGCCAGTTGTTGAGGATATTATTTGGTTTGACCCACTTTCCACTCTCGTCATGCGCCAAGAACAATAGCTTCTCACCGTCATAGGAGTTCTCCTCAGTATTCTTCCAGTCTATAGTGGTATCGAGGCCTAAGATGTCATTCTCGCCTATCTCGTGCATATTCTTCTTTGTTATCTTGGATGCCGGTACTCTGAATGCCAACTCTGTCTTTGGCTTGTCCATACCGTCCATAATAGGTTTGAAGAAGAACGGCAGCTTGTTGTTGATTGGGACCACCTTATCGGTGAACATCTTCTTAGCATCAGCACCGGTCTTTGACAGGATGCCAAGCCTTGCATCTCTTGCGAGTGTGCCTAGATTGACACATTCTGCTGATGTCATAAATGAGAACCCTGAGCGTCTTATCTTTAGGTATATCATCCCGAATGACCTTGGGTCTGCTTTGCAAGCCTCCCAAAATAGGAATAGTATTCTGTTTGCTTCACGGAAGTCAGGATACCCTACGTCAATACTTGACCATTGCAGGTACATATAATGGGAGCCTGTTATGTAACAGGGCTTCCCATTATTGTAAAACCAAAAACCAAACTCCCTATGGTCAAACTGTTTCTCTATGTAGTCAACCCACTTGTTTTTAAACTCAGCAGGCTTCTCATTCCAGTTGAATATAGAGGGGATTTTCTCAAGCTCCTTTGGCACTGGCTGTCGCTCCCAATACTGCTCTGATGACGTATCACTTCTCTTGTAGCAATCGCTTGGCACCTGAGGCAGGGCGATGTGTAAGCCTGCAATGTTTATTACCTCGCCTATTTGGCCTGTCTTTGAGATTACGACAACGTCATATTGCTCATTATAGCCATACACCCATGACCTACCTCTGTTTTTATTTGTCAGGGTTTGCTGTGATATATAGTCTTTTGCGACATAGTATAGTTTATTTTGATCTTCTTTCCGCAAAGCCTTGTTTTGAATCTACCTTACTAATACCTTTATCCGCGTATTCAATTGTCTCTCTTTCTGATTCTATCTTGTTGAGGATGTCGAATGCGTCAAATATGGCTAATTTTTTTGTTGCAGCTGCATTTTTCAGCTTGTCTGCTGATAGGTCATCTCCGCTGTCGGGAGCGATTATCTTCTCTTCTGCAACCTTTATCAGTTCCTGGACAGCTTTATGTCCAGCTGCTATTATTCTGAGTTTTACTTCCCTGTTGTTCATAGCTTCATTGTTATGAAATTGTCGAACATTCTATATAGCTTTTCACCATCAATGTCAAATTCGTACTCCCCATTTGGAGCGAAGCAGACTATGTCACCTTCGTTGACACCCTTACTTCTTAAATATTCATTAGGGTACATCATTGTTCCCATCAATGGCTCTAAACTGAACGGTTTCTTTATATAGCTCTCAGTTGCCGGCAGTGGCTTGACGAAGCAATACTTGTCATAGGCGTTCCACTTGCCTTCACTTTTGTATAAAAAAAACTGCTCCTCATCAATGAAGAACAGGTCATCTTTAAAGAAGCTCTTGCCGCTTTTACGTCTTCCTTTTATGTCGTTATAGAACTTGAAGACGTTGTGGTGAACTATTAAAGTATCCCCATTCTTAATTGGCCCCTTGTAATTTAATGGTGTCTCTATAACTTCAGCATAGCGGTTCGAGAACTTGAACTCCTCTTCAGAGGTGTTTATAATGAACTCTATACCGGCTATTAGCTTTGTGTTGTTATATCGACTTCCATTTACAGGTTTCACTATAAATTGAGTCGGTGATTTCATTAAAAATCTATATTAAATTCGATTGAAGTTGGAATCGTTTGATTAAATTCTTTCCAAAGGACTATCTCGCCCTTTTTGTTGATTATGTATATTTTGATGGAAGAGCTGATATGGTCCCTCTTAATAAGATGAATCTCATTACTATCGCCAAGCACTTTCTGCCCAACGATGTAATGGATTGCACCAGATTTGTAATCGGGACCTATCGATATCTTCCTTATGTCCATTAAGAAACTCTGTTTACTGTTAGTATTACTGATGGGATAGCAGGTATTCCGACAACAGGTGCTGCATCATAGTGCAGTTCTCCATTGGCGTTATTTGTGTACCACCCTATTTGACAATATGATGGAAGAAGGGATATAGTTATAAACCAGTTCCACGCAGCCACCAACAGGTCTCCATTATTCTCAAGTGTCACTGCCGTTGCTGAATTAGGCACTGGAACTCCATCTTTTATCAAGTAAATATAAAATAATGTTGCACCAGCACCGCCTGTCTTTTTAAGCTGTGCCGAGAACTGGATATTATATACACCTGATGTTGAGAATGTTATTTTAGTTGGGTCTCCAAGTCCGTCATTAACGATTGATACGCCTGTAGATATGTCAGTTGAATTGAACTGCATTATCTCAAATGTTGTGCCTGCTGTCCCCTGCACTGTAGTGTCATAGAAAGACCCAAGTGTAGGAACTACAAATGGCGTTGACCATGTAGCAGGAAGCCCTGCTCCTTG